GCTGGAAGCTTCAAGTAAGTTCTTCTCTTCAATCCATAAGCGTTTACATAAAGCACAGGGTGATGAGTTTAAAGTATTGGCTCGTATTGACTCTGAGTATTTGGATGACGAGTATCCGTATGACCTTCCAGGAATGGAAGAGAAAATCTTTAGAGCAGACTTTGATGGCAAGGTAGACATCATTCCAGTGTCTGACCCTAACATCCCATCTAATGCACAACGCATGATGCTTATCCAAATGGTACAGCAGATTGCTGCTCAGTCAGAACCTGGCATGTTTGATATGGAAGCTATTAACCGTATGCTTCTTACTACTGCTAATGTTCCTGACGTAGAGAAACTAATGCCACTAAAGAAAGATGCAGTTCCTCAAGACCCAATGTCTGATATTAGAACTGCTGCACAAGGCAAACCTATTAAGGCATTTGCTGGTCAGAATCACGATGCACACATTGCGGTTAAGATGGCCTTTTTACAAGATCCAACTAATAAGCAGAATCCTACGCTTCCAAAAATTGCCGCAGCATTACAAGCTAATATTAATGAACATACTATTCTTCGTTATGAAGAACAGCTTGGAGGATTGGCACAACAAGCAGCACAAGCAGCACTTAATGACCCAATGCTTGCGGCACAGCTAGAGCAACAACTATTAAATGCTCCAGAGCCAGATGCTATGGTACAGGCTGAAGCTGCACAAAAACTTTTACAAATGCACCAGCAAATTATGCAGGGTGGTCCGATGTCTCCTGAACAACAACTGGTTCAGCTGGAAGGACAGCGTATTCAAGTTGAAGCTGCTAAGAATCAAACACAAGCTGCTAAAGCTCAAGTCGATGCCGCACTTAAGAACCGTGCGCTTGACCTCAAAGAACAAGAGATTGTTATTGACGCACAAGAAACAGGTATTGATAAGCAGATGACTGCAATGCAAAAAGAAGAAGACCGTAGTAACAAACGTGCTATCGAAGCAATGAAACTATTAGGCGACCTTCTTAAAGCTCAAGATAAAAATGAGCTTGACGAGTCAAAAGCTTCTGCTCAGTTGCTAATGGATTTAATTAAACAAGGTGGTATTAATTAGTGCTATACGAACAGTTACTAAAAGAACTACAAAAAGAAATTGAAATAATAAAAGATTCGCTTGCGTATGGGACCGCTTCGGATTATGCTAGTTATCGTGAGACAGTTGGAACGATAGCAGGGATTGAGAAATCAATAGGTCTTGTGAAAGACTATCTCAACAAGTATATAGAAGAGGACTAAACAAATGAGAGCAGCTTCAAGTGCTTTAAAAAATGACGAATGGATTACAGAAGAAAATGTTGAAGACCCCAGCCCACTACCAGAAATTCCAGGATACCACATTCTCGTACGTCCTGTCTCTGTTAAACAGGCAACAAAGGGCGGTATTATTCTTCCTGACTCAACCAAATCGGACATGGCTTATCTTACAACAGTGGGTCGTGTTTTAAAAATAGGAAACCTAGCTTACCAAGATTCTAAGTTTGATGGTAAGCCTTGGTGTAAGGAGGGAGACTATGTGTGCTACGGCAAGCATACAGGCGATAAGTTTTTGTATAAAGGTGTCCAACTCTTACTTCTCTTTGATGATGCTATTAAAATGGTAGTCAAAGATGCAAAAGATTTAGACCCAACATTTAACTTATCTAATTAATTTACAGTGTTGCTATTGTGACACAGTAATTTTTACTATATAATATACTACATCAGCGTTATTCGTCTTATTCGCTGAGGACGTTAAACAGGAGAATATAAAATGGCAGAGACTGAATGGTCTACTATTACACCTGAAAAGGGTGAACCTCAAGAAAAAATTGAATTTGAAATTGAAGGTCAGGAAGAAGAGGAGACTCCCTCTGTTGAAGCATCAGCAGAAGTAGAAGCTCCCAAAAAACCTGAGATAGAAATTGAACAGGAAGAAGAACCAGCTGTTACGGCTGAAGCTTCCGAAGAAAAAGAAGAAGAAGAGAAAGCCGTAGAAGGTGTTGAAACCTCTGGCGCTCAGAAAAGAATCAGGCAGCTAGTTGCTCAAAAGAAAGAGCGTGAAGCTGAGATTGAAAAACTTCTTGAAAGCAACAAGCAAATGCAGCTTGAGCTTCAACAACAGAAACAAGAATACCTTGAAGCTGTTGGAACTAACCTTAAAAGTTCTGAGGCGCAGATTAATGAAAAGCTTGTTATCGCTAGAGATTCTTATAAAAGAGCAATTGATAGTGGTGATTCGGATTTAATCTTACAAGCACAAGAGTATTTAAATAATGCACAGCAAGACGTAGTTCGTTTGGCTGATGCAAAAAGACAATATGAGGCGCTTACTCCAGCACAGAAAGATGCTGTAGCTGAACAGCAAGTGACCCAACAACAACAAGCAGCCCCTGAGACTTACAATGGTTACGGTCTTAAAGCATATCAGTGGGCAGCAAGTAATGAATGGTTTAATCAAGACCAGATTCTTACAAACGCTGCATTGGTTATTGATGCACAACTTAAAGAAGAAGGTTTTGACCCAGAGGAAGATGAGTACTATCAAGAGATTGATAGACGCTTAGCAGAAAACTTCCCACAGAAATTTGGCAAAGCTACCGAAGAAGTAGTGGCCGAACAACCCCGTAAGAAGTCTACGTCAACGGCTTCTCAAGTAGTAGCTGGAGCTTCGCACACTTCAGCATCCCCTTCTAATAAGAAAGTTAAACTCTCGCAAGAAGATGTACGACTCGCACAAAAATGGGGAATTACACTTGAACAGTATGCTGCTGAAAAGCTGAAAGTTGAATCAGCTGGTGAAGGCGAATATACAACAATTAACAGATAGTTGCGAAAGGATACATAGATATTATGGCACGAAACACTACACGTGAACACCAGACTCGTGAACTGGATACAAGAGAAACAGATGACTACGAATACGTTGAACCGAACCTTTTAGATATTCCTCAGTTTGTCACACACAGATTTGAAGACCAAGGAATGAAACTACGTTGGATACGCATCTCCCTTAAAGGTAAAGACGACTATACAAATGTTGGCAAGCGATTAGCTGAAGGCTGGGAGTTTGTTTCTCTGGACGAAGTACCTGAATTAGGACACACCTCTATGGTTAGAGACGAAGGTCGTTATTCTGGTACTGTTTGCCGTGGGGACTTGGCTCTTGCCAAAATGCCCATTAGACGTGCAGAAGCACGGCAACGTCACTTTGAAGATGCATCTGCAGAAATGGTTGACGCAGTTAACTCTCAACTTGAGAATGCTTCAGACCGCAAGATGCCTGTTCGAAACCAAAGTAAAACAAACGTAACCAGAGGCCGCACACCGTCTTTCGATTAGACAAGTGGAGTCTGGTTATTTCATTCACATAGAATTAAGGAGAATAAAACATGTCTGCTACTAAAGTAACTGGACTTTCACTCTCTCGTATTCGTGGTGGTTCGCCAAACAGTCATGCCCTGAACTCTTATCCTATTGCTTCAGGCGCAACCGCAATGTATTCAGGTACTCCTGTACGCCTTGCATCTGGTACGCTTACACCATGCGTAACTACAACTGAGGTTCCAATCGGAACTTTCCAAGGTTGCAGCTACGTTCAAGACGGGACACCAACTTTTAAATCTTACTACTCTGGCGTGTCTGCTTCAGACATCGTTGGTTTGGTAAATGACAATCCTAACCAAACTTATATCATCTCTACAAACGTATCTGTAGCTGCTGGTATTGTTGGTCGTAACGTAGAAGCCAGTGCAATCGCTGCTGGTTCTGCTTTCACAGGACGTTCTTCAATCGTGGCTACTACATCAGCTGGCGGCACAGGTAAAGCAACTACTGGTCTTTTCCGTGTCCTTGGTATCGTAGATGAGCCAGGCAACGAATATGGCGATGCCTACACAAAACTGGAAGTAGTCTTCAACTATGATGCTGCTGATTACCAGAATGCTGTAGTATCTGCTGTTGTAACAACAACCAACTAAGGGAGATAATTAAAAATGGCTATTAATAGAGGAAGTATTTCCAAAGAGCTACTCCCAGGTCTGAACGCTGTATTCGGCGTTGAGTATGGGGAAGTCTCTGATGAACATGCACCGTTGTTTGATACTGAAAATTCAGACCGTGCATTCGAAGAAGAAGTTCTCTTCACAGGCTTTGGCACTGCACCTGTAAAAGGTGAAGGTGCTGCTGTGTCTTATGATGACGCACAAGAAAGCTACACTGCTCGTTACACACACGAGACTGTTGCTCTTGGCTTCGCAATCACAGAAGAAGCAATGGAAGACAACTTGTATGACACATTTGCTAAACTACGTGCCAAAGGTCTGGCTCGTGCGATGGCAAATACCAAACAAGTTAAAGCTGCTGATGTATTCAACAACGGCTTCAACAGTTCATATGCTGGTGGCGATGGTCAACCATTGTTCTCAGCAACCCACGGCACGATTGGCGATGGCAACCAAAGCAACCTGCTTTCAGCCGCTGACCTTTCAGAAGCATCTCTTGAGACTGCATTGATTTCAATCTCAAAAATTAAAGATGACCGTGGTATCCTGATTGGTGCGCAAGCCGAAAGCCTGCACATCCCTTCAGACTTGGCATTCACTGCAGACCAAATTCTGAACTCTGCTTTGTCAACGACTGTAGTTACGAACAGCACAACTGGCGTAACGAATGTTAACGACATCAACAGCATTCGGAACCAAGGTCTTGTTCCTGGTGGCTTCTACGTGAACCGCCGCTTTACGGACACCAATGCCTTCTTCATCAAAACTGATTGCCCGAACGGTACAAAAATGTTTGTACGTTCACCGCTTCAGACTAAGATGGAACC